GCTTATATAATTAGCCTCTTCAAATGCTTCAGCTTCTACTAAAAATGTTGCCGATGTTTTATCGCCTAAAACGCCAAGCAGACATTTTGTACCTACTTTTGGTTTGCGATAAAATGAGCCCAAGCCTAACAGTACATTAAAATAGTCTAGCTCATGAACAATACTGGTGGCCGTCATAGTCTTTTTTGTATAGTCAACACTTTTAACCGTTGCCCAAACCAATTGCGGATTAACAACACTCTTTTGTTGCGCTTTTAATAGCCTTGTAAATTCGTCTATCTCTTTTCCCATTATGCCGTTACTTTATCGCCAAATTGTACTTTACGCCTAAATCCGTTTTCGTCAAAATCAATAACCTTTTCCTCTACATAATACAAACCGTTTCTATCCGGATACAGGTCACTTACTAAATCCACTTTATTGCCGTGATTAATAACCGGAATACCATACGCCGTAATAGACCCTGCAAAACCATCTATTTTAAATTTTTTTAAGTCTCTCTCTGCAGCTTTCGTCAGTTCCGCCTTAACTGTGATATTCATTGGATATTGTAATTTTTTTTCAAGCCCGTATTTATCACCTACTTCAACTTGCAATTTATCACCGTAAGTTTGCATTGATATGGCAATAATTTTAATCAATACATCTTCTTTATTCCTGTAATTCAAGTCATTGTTTACGACATTTTTCTCAAGATGCAACTTGATGGGTTTTAAATTAGGATTGTCTTTATAATACTTAGCATCATCTTGATATATTTTACCACTTACAAGCTGTTTTCCTTTAAAATAACTATATAGTCCCAATTCATCTCTTAAATACTCAAGCGCTTCTGGAACTGTTTTGTTTGGAAATATTACATCTCCAATTTCAGTTCCTTCTAGAATATCCATATCATAACCAGGTAATATTTTTGTCAAAAGTCCTTTTAATGTAGCCTTTTCTAGGCTTATGTTAATTGATTTCTTTTTAAGTTGATACATTTCATCTTCACATTTAATCACAATCGGAATATCGGCTGATACCTCAGTAACATAACCCTCAAACTCTTTGTAAAATTGTCCATTATAGCCAAGCTCGATACATACTGGGTCGCCTTTTTTAAAGAATCTATTAACATCTTTTATAGATAATTTTATCTTTTGGTCATCAATAAAAATGACATTTCTAGGAATGGTAATTATAGCCGTATCGGTAAGTCGTTTCCAACTGCTTTCTATATGAACCGATGTTACTTTTTTAAGAACAATCTTATTGTGACTTTTCGTTTTAGAAAACGTTATTTTTGCATTCATCGCTAGTACCATTATTTTCTCAATTCTAAAGGTTCATCACTACTACATTTTAGATAAAAAGGAATCACATCGGGTTTGCCTTTTAACTGATTGATGTCTATTTCGTCAATCGTAATATTGTAAATTTTATGATTGTCAAATAGCTGACCTATAACTTGAATAGCGTCTGCAATGCCCTCATAACTCAATAACTGTAATTTTTGTTCCTCAGCTGTTTTGGCCGTTGGATGGCTTGGATCTGGAAGGCATAAGCCACGAATATCAATAGACCAATCGTCAAAGCCATACATCTCTTTAACTGTTCCATTAGCTGCCAAAGCTTTTGTTTTAGTAATAATTTTGCCACGTCTAAAATTAACGAGTGTAGCCGATGGCAATTCAAAATCGGCAAAGGATTTTGGCACAACATCGCCAAGATCATTAAATATTTGATAGTCTTTTCCTTTAAATAACATTGACCCCAAAATAGGCGTTCCTAAATGACTCATACGCGATGCCTCGTGTACGTTATTCGCAATAGGAATGCCGCTGTAATCAAAATTTGTACCTGCAGGTGTTTGATTTGTATTAATGTTATAGGCGGCAATGCTTCTGATACCAAAAGCAAGGTCAAACAATTGTGCAATGTTATAATTATTCATTAGCCTAGTGAAATAGCGGCATCCCGCAATTTGTCGTTAATTTTACCTACAATCTTATCGGCAAACTCATCAATGTTTCCTTTTAAGTGCCCGCCTGTGATATTAAAATAGTTTTTAATGTCTAAATTCATCGTAATTGATTTTCCTGAACCGCCGCCTCCTGTTCCGGTTACACCCATATCACTACTTTTCGGTAAACTGCCAGTTGGTTTTACTTTTAAGCCACCAAAAGGGTCCGGCTCGTTTGGAGGTGGAATTATATTTCCGTCCTTATCATATTTAACTTTAATCTCAGCCTTTAAATCATCGCCAAAACCAAAGAATTTTTTAATATCTCCCCATACTTCTTTTATCTTATTCCAAAAACCGAGTACCAGACCTTTTACATATTCAAATACTTCTGAAACTTTTGCCTTGAAGCCAGGGAATATTATGTCAACTAAATCTATAATAAATTTAAAAGGACTGTGATTCCATACCCAAGTTGTAAAACTTATAATGGCATTTTTAATGTTGTCCCAATATTTTACCAATAAAACAATCGCGCCAATAGCTAATCCTATACCTATTACAATCGCACCGATTGGATTGGCATTCATAGCAATGTTTAAGCCCATTTGTGCGGCTGTGGCCGAAACCAAACCTACCACATACGATCCTAATCCTGTTAATGCTGTAAAAACAAAACTTCCGGCTGATTTTAAAGCATTCCAACCGGTTAAGACTACTGATTTACCAAACAAAAAGGCTTGCGTTCCTGCCCATTTAAAACCGCCGCCAATCATTTTTAAGCCTTTGCCTAATTTAGTATCCATTATCAAGGCAACACCTTGCTGTGCGCGTTTTAAATCGGCTAACACATCGATAGCTTCAAAGCCGCCATTAATAAATGGTAAAAAACTTTTAGAACCATTAAATATTGAAATGCCGATGTCTTTAAAAAAGGCACTGTACCGGCTCATTTTTTCTGAATAGGTTGCCATAATGGTAGTAGCCTGTTCGGTAGCTACATTAGTGCCTGTAATTTTAGATAATAAGTCATCCTGTGCATCAACACTACGTGTTAAGATAGTAGCTCCTGCGGCGTTTTCAACACCAAATATTTGCGCAAATGCCGTAGCATCATTTTGCGCCTTACCTAGTTCTCGTAAACGGGTTGTAAATGGCAAAGATGTGTCAGATACAATCTTCATATTGACACCATAATGCTTAAGCTTTTTAAGTGCTTCAGCTGGTATCACATCTTCGCCCGCTATTTTATTTAAAACATTTCGCAAGGCCATACCACCTTCAGCCCCGGCTTTACCACCACGCGCCAATTCTTGAATAGCGGCATTGGTTTCGGCAAACGATACTTTAGCTTGAGAAGCTGCAACACCCGACACTCTGATAGCTTGAGTGACTTCGGGTACTTCAGCAGAACCAAACTTAGCCCCCGCCGCCATCACATTCATTTGATTGCTCATTTCGGCAGCGGCTTTTATAGGGTCTGCAAGGTCAATTCTAAATTGCAGCATCGAAGTGGTTAACGCATCAACTGCGCCTTTTGTATCGCCTTTCATTGTTTTTGAAAGGGTCAACACGTTAGTATTCATACTATCAAGTGCCGGTTCGCTTTTAGCGATATCGGGGCCTAGTTTTGATAAGATAATTTTGTAGTTTTCGAGCGAATCTGAAGCATCGCCACCAAAGTTTTTAGCCGATTGGCGCGCCTTTAATCCTAGACTGTCTAAAGCCTTTCCGGTAACGCCTGTAATAGCTTCTACATCTGCTAATCCGGATTGAAATTTAATGCCTGGCGCAACGGCTTCGTCAAGTCTATTTTTCAGACTTCTAAAGCCCTCGGCAATGGCACTGATATTAATTGCTGATGTATCTTTAAGTTGTTTGTTTAACACACCAGTCTTGCCGGAAATCGATTTGATGTTTCCGTCAATATTTTTAAGCGGACTTGTAATATTGTCCACCAATTCTAATATCCACTTTGTGTTAAAACTTGACATATTCTAATTTTAAAAAAATAACGAGCCTTAATTTTAAGGCTCGTTATCAACTAATATTAACTAATTCTCATTTATTTAATTTGATTCAGTCCCGCCAAAGAGCCTCGCTAGCATTTCTGATTGTAACTTGATATCTAATCTTTTTAACCAAATCGCTTCTTGGTATAATTTAGCCCAAGCTTCTAAAGGCAACTGTTCCGGCTCGATTTTAAAAGCCTGCCTTATCAGCGCATTGCCTTTTAGATATTCATCATAGCCGTCATCGTCATTTATGGCAGCTTGGGCTATAACTTTTTTCCTTCAGCTTCTATTACTTTAAATAATTTGCCAATGTACTGGATAACGCCAAGCACCATTTCAGAATCGTTCACTACGGCATCACTACCAGCAATTCTAGTCGAATTAAACATAATCATACCACTTTGAACCGGGTCACTTTCGGCATATTTTGCAGCTGCAGATATGATGTTTAAATCGGGTTTTTTTACATAGGTATAATGTACATCATCATCTCTAACCGATTTAATTTCATAAACCTCGCTGTATTTTGCTTTAAGCGCAACAATCTCCTCTTTAGAGGCTTTGCCTATTTCTGCCATTATACGTTCCAATTAATATGTGAGCAATTCAAAGTATGATCAGTACTGATGGTTTTATCACCTTGTTTAACATCAATGCCGTTATTTTTAAATCGGCAGTTGTGAATGACGTCTTTGTAAACACGTCCTTGGTATTCGTAAGCTACCACAATTGGGAAAGCTGGAATATCTTGAATTCGCATACCTTTAGGCAATGAATCTTGAATAGCTAAACGCTCTTCAATGGTCAGTTCAATAGAGGCTTTGGCTTTATAGTTGCCTTCGCTTTCGCCAACAGGCATATCGCCGGCACCGTATTCGTTGTCAATCTCTTTTTCATCGTCGTAAGCAATCTTTCGAATACCTACTACGTCTCTGCCAAATAAACGGCATGTCACCGAATTCCAACCGGCCATTTTACCAAATGCATTTATAATCGTTGTCATCTTTATTGTAATTTATTGGTTAAACCTAAGTCAAAACTCATCTCATGAATGATGTTGTTAAACACCAGTTCGCCTTTAATTTTTAAGGCGACGTCGTTGGTAATATCCTGTTTAGGGTCAACGTAAACATCGCGTCCGCTAATCTCGCCTGCTGATGTCATTTGGTCAATGGCTTTTTCGGCCATTACCTCAAGTTCAGTAGCCTCAATATCTCTTATAAATCCCGTTGCCGGGTCTTTTAATAAATTCGATTTAACCCGAGGCAATAAGGCGATACGAACCAAATCGGCTGCCTTATCCCAAACACGGTTGTTCTCAATTCTTGAGTAATCGGATGTCTTAATTATACAAGTATGTGAGTCATTAAAATAGAAGCCTGGATAACCGTTATAGAATCCCACAAAAATGTAGGCTTTATCGTTAAGTGCTTGTATATCGGTATCCGATAGACTTGCCACATCTTTACCATCTTGTAAAACGGCTGTAAGCCATCTTTGACGTGCCACATCGGTTAAAGAGTAATTTAAACTACCTTTAAAGGCACGTGGTTTTTGTTGGATATCTACCGAGCCAATATTCTCATTCACGCTTCGTACAGATATCGCTCCTAGAGCTGTGCCAATAGCCGCATAAGTGGCATAAGCCGCTTTTAAATTGCGAATTATTGGGTCTTGACCAATCACTATGGCTACATTTCCTGCAGCATAAGTTCGTGCATCTACATAAGCCGAAATTAAGGTAGCTAAGATAAACTCAGCACCCTCTACCAATACAGTTGAAATATTACGATTGGCGGTTCTTAACTCCGTTATCATTGTTTGATAATTGGCTATATAAACAGCCATATCTAATGGTGCTACCAAGTTATTTCTAACAAAACCAACGTTTTTAATGGTTGGATTGGCTATTAACACCGCTTTGATTTCGGCCGTGGTTAACGTGTTGTCATCTAAAACCACAAATAAATTGCCGTTTGGTGACACGCGGAAAAACTCATCAATATGATGATGCGCCAATATGCTATTGGTATCGTCATAAGATGGTGTGATGCCAAGAGCTTCAGCATCTTCAATGGCTAATAACTCAACTGCTGTTTTTAATGCCAATCCGGTTGCTGCTACAGCACCACCAATAACTAGCAAGCAAACGCCATCTTGAGCGGAATTTTTACGACCAAGACCGCCATTGAGTCTGTTTATATTTACACCGTTAAATCCCATTATGCTACAATTTCAGAATTAATAACAGTTTCTATCAACTTTACGCGCTCTCCATTATTTGGGGCGTTAGAAATATCCACACCTTTTTCTTTGGCTACTGCTTCAAGTTCGGCTTTAGTCATTTTAGATAACGGCTTTGGTTCTGCAGCTACAATAAAGTCTTCTTTCTTAATCGTAATGACTTCCATTTTCTTACCAGATACATTGGTATTAGCATGTAAATCGGCAGCGTTTTTATGAAAGAACATAAAACCGTCTGAAGTAAAAAATACTTCGACTAAATTTTCGTCTTTTTTAAATTCTTTGTCAGCAATTGCTTGCAACTCTGTTTTTTTCATGATACTTAGTTTTTGTTTTTGTTTTTAAAAATATCGGTTATTTGAGGGGCAACTTTTTCTACAGATCTACCGATGACATAACCGCCGATACCGAGTCTTAATAATTCCCAAAAATCGGGTTCTAAGACTGTATTTGGTAAATGAAAAGCCGGAGCAATAAATTTTGAGTACATCACAATAAAACCAAATGATAACATCAAAATTGGTCGCCAAGAGCGTTGTAACCAGTTGCCGGTTGCCTCAGCCATAATGATGTCTTTACCCATTTGCAAAAGCTCAAGGCTTTTGGCATTTATGATTTTTTCGAGCTCATTACGCGCTTGTAGTTTTTCTTCTTTTGAAGTAAATAGTTTATCCAAACCATTACCAATAGCATCTACTAACTCGCCTGTAAACCAATTTAAAATTTTGTTCATAATCTGCGATATTGAAGCAGTCTTTCTTTTGGGTAAGCTGCTATTTTCACTTCGTTACTTTGATTGCCGCCCAATACATATATAAAGTTATCGGTGGCTCTGATAAAAAAGGCAACATGACCTTTCCAACTGTCTTTAGACTCGCGCCAAAAAATAACGACGTCGCCTATTATGGGTTCGTCCACATGATTGCCAACATTTAGCCAGCTTCTTGCGGTTAACTTATTACTTCTATCAACACCTGCTTGAATGGCTACCCAGTTAACAAAAGCCGAGCACCATGAAGTTTCGTCTTTTAGTTGTTTGCCATCAAGACCCATCGCATCAAAATATTTTAGCACTTCAGGATTATCCTGAGATCCCTCAATTTCTTTGATGCCGTATTGGCTTAATGCGGTGTTAATTAGGTTTGTGTTCATATAGCTTATTCCCCATAAGGGTGGAGCCTGCTTGTGTTAAGCAGTGCTCCCCTTTTTATAATTTTTATGCTGCAGTACCAGATACGATAGCACCTTGACCTTTTAAGCTTGTAGGTATAGCAATAAAGTACAATCTAAAGCCAACAACGGTCTCTCTATTTTGAGGATCGGTATCGGCAGTTTTCATATATCTTGTCACAGTACCTCTAGCTTTAGCAGTTCGTTGTGCTAAGAAGAATATAGAAGCATTCACACCAGGTGTAGCACTTCCAAAAGGAATTTTTGCCAAAGTGGTACCGTCATAAACAGGGCTATAAATATCTTCATAGATTTCAAAACTGTAATAGTTTTTTGCAATTGCTCCGGTTAGATGGTTTTGATATTGCACATTTAGAGCCTTATCTTCTAACAGTAAATCGGCTAC